GTCAAGAAAACTGGTGCTAAGAACGTTACCGATAATACAAGCTCGACATCGAACGGGATCATCAATAATGTAGCAGCGAACATCAACAAATGTGCTGACGGCTGGCAAATCTCTAACCACTTGAATGCTTTCAACGGAAAAGCTACGGGCGTGGAAGTCCTATATGGTTCAGCGAGCAATAAAGCAACAGCTGCTAAGGTATCTGCCGCAATTGCCAAAACATTAGGTTTAGTTGATCGTGGCGCCAAAGATGGCTCTTGGCTGGGAATCGCTCGTAACTCGGGATCAGGTAAAAAAGTCCTGTTGATCGAATGGGGATTTATCGACAACGCATCCGATATGAAAGCTTTATTCGCTAAAATGGATGCAGCAGTTAATGCGGCACTGGCTGTGTTCGGATATTCTGCAAATTCATCTAGCAACAACAATACATCCACAAGCAAGCCAGCTGCCTCAACAAGTTTTAAAGTAGGAGACAAGGTGAAAATCACTGATGCGTTATACAAGGATAGTACAGGCGCTGGTCGGTCGACTGCTAGTCGTGGTAAAACTGGCACAATCAAGCGAGTGGTCAGCGGAAACAAACCATATTTGATTGACAGCCTAGGTTGGGCGCACAAGAACGATATCCAACTGGCTACTAGCTCAACTACAACCGCTACTAAAAAAGTAGGCGATACAGTGACAGTGCAAAGTCACGCAACTCAATATCAGACCGGGCAAAATATCCCGTCGTGGGTTAAAGGTAAGAAATATAAAATCAAACAGATTAAATCTGTTAATCAATCAAAATCTGAAAAGGCATATCTTTTGGAAGGGGTGAACTCTTGGTTCCTTGAACAAGATGTGAGATAGATAAAGACTCTGCTGACTTGAATATCAGCAGAGTCTTTTTTTTATAGTTTAAAAGCAAAAAATAATATATAATTAATTAAGTAAATTTTATTAACGGAGATGGAAAAATGAGTGAAGATGAGATTATTAATATTTTAGTTAAGCTTCTAAGTACTTCGGTTCCAGGATATCTTTCATATTACGTTTTGTATAGACTGGATATTATAAACGTACAAAAGAGTAGAGATACCGAAAACAAAATTATTCTTTATCTATTGTCAGGAATTAGTTGTATAATTAGCTTAGCTGTATTACAGCAACATAATGCGAACACGATATGGTCTATTATTGGATATACCATTGCTACGTCAGTAATTTTATCTTTTATATGCATCCCAATAGTTGCACCTTATATTGCTAAAGGTGTCAATTTTTATATTAATCAATTTAGATTAAAAAACCAAAAAGGTTATACGGATCCTATTTCTATTTATAAAGATGTTTTAGATAAAAAGATAGCGCCACGTGTTACAATTTTTGATTTCTCTGGTAATCTTATAATTTCAGGTTTACCAGATAGAATACCCTCAGATAATCAATTTGAACCTCTAGAATTTGTTTTTACATCCAGAATACCTCTTAATACCCTTCAATGTACAGAAACGGAAATTATTGAAGCTTACAGAGATTTTGAAGCAAAGGGCGACGGTATTTATAAAGTTTATATTGATTTTGAAAGAAAGCTAAAATTTCATATTTTTTATGAATCTTAGTCCTTTTTAGGCGAAATATCAAATTTTTTATCATTCTTGGTTCCGGGTTGCTCAAATTTTATTGAATGGCGAATTTCCTTATCTTGAGTAAAGTGCTTTTTAATAGTTTCTCTTGGACTACTTGACTTAGAATGATTGTGATTATTTGTTCCGTTATTTCCAGTTTTATTATTAGGCATATTAATTACTCCTTTTTTCGATCAGCAATAGCTGTTTTTTATATTATATTACTATTTAAATGCGAACGAAAAGAGAACATTGAAAAGACCTTTAAGAAATAAGGTCTTTTTTTGTTAAATTATTTAATGAAAATTTTATTCAATCAATAGGAGAGATAAGAAAAGGAAACTGTTCGATTTTTAAATCTATATCCTCTAAACTATATATTTCATCGAATTCATAACAATCGCCTCCATAGCGTTGTACATAATAGCGACAATCCGTTTTGCCTAAAGTGACAGCAACATAAAACTCGACACATTTTGCGCCGTATAAAGCTTCCTGTGACTCTGAAATACTGTCCGGGAATTCATATACGAAATCAGAAAGGGATAAGTAGCCTTGTTCATATTGAGCAATAAGATTCATTTCAATTGCCACCGGGTTTATACTTTGTGTTAGGGTCGTACTTTCGAAGAATCTTGTCTTGAGTCCTAACGTGATCGAATAGATAATTTTCTCCGTCTTTCTTAAATACATAAGCCAATTCTTCTGGGTAACCACTATAGCTTGATGGCACGGTAAAATAGGGTTTTCCAAAGTTCTCCATCGTTCGAACAAACTGATCGTAAAGTAAGTGCGCTGGGCCCATTCGTTCGATGAATTCATAATAGTAGCGTTCAAAAGCATACGTCCGTTGGTTCGCTA